TATAATTATGAAAGATATAAAAACTTATAACGTAATTGCGCAAGAAGGATTAGATGAATTACCAGCAGATATGTACACTGTGAATAAAAGTACTAAGCCTGATGCTTTGTTGATTAGAAGTCAAGATATGCATAAAACACCTTTTGGAACTAGCGTTTTAGCGATTGCTCGAGCTGGAGCAGGGGTAAATAATATTCCTTTAGAGAAAGCAACTTCACAGGGAACTGCGGTTTTCAATACTCCAGGTTCAAATGCAAATGCTGTTAAGGAACTTATTATAACAATGTTATTACTATCTGTTAGACCAGTTTTCGCATCTGTAAAATGGGCCCAAAAATTAGCTGGGGCAGATGTTTCTTTACAAACAGAAAAAGGTAAAAATCATTTTGCTGGAACTGAGTTATATGGAAAGAAAATAGGGATAATCGGTTTAGGTAATATTGGTTCACGTGTGGCTAAGGCATGTATGGATTTGGGGATGAAAGTAATTGGATATGACCCATATATTTCTGTTGAAAAAGCATGGCAACTTTCCAATGATATTCCTAGAGCTGAAAGTTTGGAAGAATTGCTAGAACAAAGTGATTTTATTACTATTCATATTCCTTACACTGATAAAAATAGAAATATCATTAGTGAAGATGAGATTAATATGATGAAAGATACGGCAGTATTACTTAATTATTCACGCTGGGGAATTGTGGATGAAGATGCAGTAATCAAGGCACTTAATGCTAAAAAATTGCGTTTATTTATCACAGACTTCAGTTCTGAGAAAATTTTAAATCACAAACAAATAATTGTAACTCCTCATTTAGGTGGAACAACAGAAGAAGCAGAAGTTAATGGAGCTAAGATGGCTGCTAATACTTTGAGAAAATATCTTGAAACTGGAGATATTGTTAATTCCGTTAACTTGCCAAATGTAGAGATGGCATTTGATGCTCCATTACGTTTAACTCTTATTCACCAAAATGTTCCTAATATGGTGGGTAGAATTACTACTATTTTGGCTAAAGAAGAAATAAACATTGATAACATGATTAACCGTTCACGTGGTAAAATTGCTTATACAATGATTGATGCTGCAGATATTTCAGAAGGAAAGCTCAAAGAATTAAAGAAAGAGTTACTAGAAATTCCTGAAGTTATCCGAGTTCGAGCATTGCATAATCCAAAATTTGTGAAATGAGATGATTAAAACGGCTGATGAATTTCAAAGGATTTTTGAAGAGATAAAGCTAGATCCTCAAAATCAAGAATACACTGAAATGGGGATTGAACCATTATATTATGCTAATCCTAAGGCTAAAATATTAATAGTAGGTCAAGCACCTGGACAAAAAGCTCAAGATACGCATATGGTCTGGAATGATTTGAGTGGAGATAGGTTGAGGACATGGTTAGATGTGTCTCGCGATGAGTTTTATAATTCAGATTTATTTGCGATTATGCCAATGGATTTTTATTTTCCAGGAAAAGGTAAGGGTGGGGATCTCCCACCACGAAAGAATTTTGCAGCAAAGTGGCATCCAAAGTTAAGAAAGTTAATGCCCAATATAGAACTAACTATTTTGGTAGGTAGCTATGCTGTTAAGAAATATTTGAATCTAAAAAGTAGTGCTAAATTAACTGATATTGTAAAAGATTATCAAACATATCTGCCAGAGTATTTTCCTTTGGTACATCCTTCACCTAGGAATTTAATTTGGTTAAAGAAAAATCCATGGTTTGAGGAACAAGTAGTAAAAGACTTACAGAAATTAGTATCTGAAATTAAGAATAAATAATAGTCTGGCAAAAATGTCAGGCTATTTTTTTGGTCAAATTTGGTGTTATACTTAGATTGAAAGAGTTTGATAGAAGGTTGGAAGGAAGTAATACTATGCTAAAAAATCTAAATTTAACTTTTGGACCTGAAAAACAACTACAAGAAATTATTGAAAACAATAAAGATCGTCAAATGGTACTATTAGAATCTGTAACTGATTCAGAAAAGTTTGCACTATTAGATATTTCAAATGAAGAAAGTATTTTTCATAGTCAATTAGATTATCGAATCTATCACACAATTAATCTTAAAGAATGGAATGGCTTTTTCGAATTTAGGTATGTAACTTTAGATACAGAACAACAAAAGATTTTCAATGCTCACTTAGGTAAATGGGATGATCCATTCAATCGTCCAGTTGGCTTGAAATCTACACTTGTTGGTCATGATGAGAGAAAAGACTATGAATTCTTGATGATTAATATCTGGGAAGATCAAGAAGATTATGTCGAATGGGAAAATGAAAGTGACAATGAGTTCAGAGAATTCGGCCATGGCGGAAATGCCCAAGCATTAGTTGCACAATATAAATTGGTAAAAAATAAAGAATAGTTTAAAAGGTGTGTGGATCTGATCTGCATGCCTTTTTATTTTGGACAAAAAAGACGATAGCCATTTCAATGATGTTCTCTAAACTTTTTTAAAAAGCCTAAAAAATATTAGGCTTAAATGTTCCAGTTTATTTCTACTTTATCGTTAAATACCTTGATACCACTAATTAATTTTCTAACAATGACTTTTTGTTTTTCATAATCTAACTTATCAATGTTTTTGGCTTCTTTAGCATTCTTGATAAAATCTTCAATCTTTTCTTTATTTTTGTTATCAATTAAGCTATTTAATCTCTTCTGCAAATTTTCCTTTTGTTTACTCAATTCATCGTTCTTTTTGTTCAATTCATCAACGTTGATGTTATCCAACAGATATAAATCAACCATTTTATCTTGTTTCTTATCTATTTGTTGAAGTTCTGCTTTGATAGCTTTAATTTCCTTAGAAACATCTTTATTTCCTTGATTATTGATAATTTTATCCATATTTAAAGGTAGTTTCTTGATTTCGCTTATAACAACACTTTCAATTTCATTTTTTTTGATGAATTTAAAACCACAATCAAAATCATGTCGTTTGTTAGTTGAGCGTTTGCGTGGTCTTGAGCTAGGACAATTATATCTATGTAAGTGTGTTCCGTCCTTTAAATTACTTGTAGCAATCTGTAAAACAGAATTACAGTATCCACATCTCATTAAACCAGATAGCATGTATTTAGTTCTGAATGGACGTGGATTATGTAATTCAGCTTGAGTAATCTTTCTTTTTTTAAGCTCAGCTTGTGTCTTTTTATAATCACTTATTGAAATGATAGGTTTATGCAAACCTGGGTAAATCTCATTTTTGTATTTGATGTATCCAGCGTAAACAATGTTATCTAACACTTGTCTAACTGTACGATAAGACCAGTTATTTTCTTTTCCAATGTGTCCTTCTTTATTTAGATTTTGAGTAAGTTTAATAATGCTGACTCCTGCCAAATAGTCTTTGAAGATACGTTTGACAATCTCAGCCCTAAAAGGGTCAATTTCATAAACTTCTTTATGAATCGTGTAACCAAAAGGACAATTAGACCAACCCATAGCCTTTCCAGCCTTAGCACGTCCAACACGTCCCAGTGTCATACGCTCAGTTATCTGTTCACGTTCTAGTTGTGCAAATACAGACAGAATACCTATCATAGCTTTACCAAATGCAGTAGATGTATCAAAGTTTTCTGACAGGCTGATGAAACCAACACCATTTTTATTAAACACATCTTCAATTAAGTATAGTGTATCCCTTTGCGAACGTGACAAGCGGTCAAGCTTGTAGACCAAAACAGCGTCAAACATGCTATTTTTGCAATCTGAGATAAGTTGTTGAAGACTAGGCCTGTTTGTATTAGATCCAGAAAAACCAGGGTCTGTATACACTCTAGCTACTTTCCAATCTTTAATATCACAATACTTCTTGAGTTTGTCTTGTTGTTCAGATATAGAGTATCCTTCTTCTGCTTGTTCCATAGTAGATACTCTAGTATAGATTGCTATTTTCATAATAAAATTGCTCCTTAAATTAAAACCCGTCGAAATCGACAGGCTTAGATTGTTTCTTATTTTTTAAGATGCTGAATTGCATAATTAGCTTCATCTGGTGTAAATTGTTCGCCGTAGTCTGAAGTTAATTGGTCGTAGATTGCATCTGGTGACATATTTTGTTCTTCTTGGTATTCCTTAGCTTTATGCAATGCATTTTTATTCCAATTAGCTTTAATGTTAGCTATAGCATAATTAGCAGCGTCAGAAGAAAACTTTTCTCCATAGTCAGAAGTAAGCTGATTATAAACAGCCTTTTTAGACATGTACATACTATCAGCATATTCTTGACCTTTAATCAAAGCAGAAATATATTCTCTTGGAATTTTCTTAGAACTATTTTCAGATGATTTAGTAGACGATTGCTTAGCTTTGATAGAACTAGCTTTTTTCTCTGATAAACTTGAAGATTTTGCATCTTCTTCGATAGAAATGCTTTCTTTACGCTCAGATTCTTTAATTGAAGAACTTTCTGCTTTGCTGCTTTCGATTGCTTCTTGATGTCTAGCTTCTGGAGTATCTCCTAACGCTCCAAAACTACTTAAAGCAAATATAATAGCTAATGCATACCAACGCTTCTTTCCAGAATTATTTTTATTCCATCTAAAGATGAAATAAGCTATAGCTAACATAAGTAAAAACATAAATATTCTAACTGGTAAAATCATAATGATAACTCCTTTATTTTTATGTATTGTTTTTAAATGCTCACAAATCTAGCTAGTTCTTCTGGCAGACCATACGATCTAACGAAATCATACTTATTAAATGACTCATTTATTTCAAAACCACTCAATAGCAAATAGAAAGCAAATCTATTAGCTTCTGCTTCAATCTTAGGCACATCATAGCCAGAAGTAAAAGACCTATAGAATGTAGTAGAACAACTAGCGTGTTCTATAACATGTCCTAGTTCGTGACCCAGAACAAATTTTCTTGTATACTCAGACAAGTTGTCTAAGATACCTATTGTTGTTTCTTTATCGCTAGTAACTTTCATAGCTAAAGTGCTAGGCGGTAGTAAGTCTGTATTACAGATAGCTACACCCATGCATTTTAAAATCTGTTCTGGGTCACAAGTTCCATAAAGTTCAACTAATGAATTGACGTCACTCTTTAATGTCACATAATCACCGCCTAATTCATATCTTTCTTTTTCTTAGCTTTCTTTCTATTAATAGTCATTAATAAATTTAGAGCTGATAAAGTAGCTTCTTTATCTTCGTCACTCATGGGTTCTCCATAAAAGTTTATAGAGCCTTCGTCATTCAATCCTTTCATCATTTTTTCAGCTTCAATACCTATATCTATCTTTTCTTGTGGCGATAAGTCGTACTTATCGTCAGACCTACCAAGCAAGTAATCAGTAGACACTCTAAAATAGTCAGCTATCTTCGATAGTTTATCAGCAGAAGGAGCTTGCGTTTTTAGAGAATATAGGTAGTTTTTGCTAAAACCAAGTTCTAAGGATAATTCTTTTAGAGTAATATCTCTTTTCTTTGCAAGCTCCTGGATACGTTCAAGTATTGTCATAACAGCAATATCGTCCTTTCCAAAAAGCTAGACAAGAAAAAAGTATAAAATAATTGGATAATTTTATTGACTATCACATTATTGTGGGATATACTATTTCTTGTAAGTTAAGTTGTCAGCTAATAAGCAACAGTATGAACATAATTATTTCCGCCAAGATTGATTATGAGTCTTATTTGTTGTGCTTATTAACTACGCTTTAATAGTACATTATTGTGGGCTAGTAGTCAATATTTTTTCATAAAAATGTTCTATTTAAAGCTTACTTCAAAACTTACTTAGTAGGGTGGGTGGGTAGGAATTAAGAAAGGAGTGATTAAAGTGCCAGAAACAAAGCCAGGTAGAGAAAAGATTATGGAGTACCTTGAAGAAAATGACATTTCAGTTACTTCATTAGCCGTTACATACGGTATCAAGAAACAAGATATGTCCGACTTTTTAACTGGGCGAAAGATAACACCTAGAGGAAATCGAGTCATTTTAAAAATCATTTCAGATTTAAGAATTAAATAGGAGGAATTGAAATGAAAGATTTAGTAATTATGCACGATCAACAAGCAGTAACAACAAGCTTAGTTTTGGCAGAAGCATTTGAAAAACAACATAAGCATGTTATTGAAGCAATTGAAAAGAAAATTAGTACAGCCGAAAATTCGGCTCTACTCAAAAACATGTTTATCGAAGATAGTTACATAGCTTCAAATGGTAAGCAAAACAAGATGTACTATCTCAATCGTGATGGATTTACATTCATAGCGATGGGATTTACAGGAAAGAAAGCAGATGAATTTAAGCTTAAATACATTGACGCTTTCAATAAGATGGAAAATCAGATCAAAGAAAAGACACAATTCAGATTACCAAAGAATCTAACTGAGATGTCAACAATGTTTTTCGATGTTATGAAAGATCAAGACAAGAAGATTGAAGAACAAAGTGAAAAAGTTAATTTCTTAATGAATTTATCTGGTTTAACTAGTCCTAGAAATAAGGAATTAACAAAAGCTAGAAATAAGAAAATCATTCAAGTTTGTGGCGGTAGCGAAAGTAATTCATATCAAGACAAGAGTTTACGCTCAAAACTCTACAACGAATTGTTTAAATCTTATCGACATCGTTTTGATGTGAATCAATATGTTGATACTCCAATGAAGAGATTTGACGAAGCTAAAGAATACATCAACAACTGGTATCCACCTTTTGAATTAAAAGATGAGATCGAAAAGGCAAATGCTCAAGGAAATCTATTTTAGGAGGAATAAAAAATGAATTTTGAAAGTGTAAGAGAAGCATTAAGTTATGCATTGTTGCTTAGTGATGAAAAAACAAAGCTAAGAAATAGCGATGGAAGTGATGCAACAATCGAAGATTATAAAGAGCTATATAGAGAAGCTTTATATTCTGCTTGCGATTATCTAGGAATGGAAGATTTATATCTAGATTAAGGAGAGTGATTAGATGCAACCTATCTTAGCGGTTTTAGTCGCTTGCCTAGTTTACATCGTTGTATTTGTCGGTGTGAGTTGGGCTAAAGATAAATTCAATGATTGGAGTGATAAAGATGACTGAAGCTAGAGAGTTCAAAGTAATCAATTATGACAAGAACGGCAACATTATTGAAGATTTGTCCAAAGTCAAAATTGATAAAGACATTGAATTAGCAATAAGGAGGGCTATCTGGAACGATGAACAGTAATGTTTGGTGTGTATACGGAATTTTATTGTTAATAGCTTATGCGGGTTGTGTGGACTTGTACAGGCTATGGAAACGAAGAAAGGATAGATAGTAATGGACGCTGGAAAAGGTTTTGTAAATTTAAGCGTGATGGTTGGAATATTCTTCAGTGGTCTTAGTTTTGGTTTAGGTCACTTGTATATAGGCTTTGGCTTTGCCGTTTGGGTTGCTTTAGCAATAGCAGTTTTATTCTCAATGAAGGAGGAGTAGAAAATGATGAGTTTATCAATTTTGATTGTAGGTATTCTAATAGGTCTCATGTTAGCTCCAATGGTTGAAGCCCTTGAAAAAGGAACATTCTTCGATTGGGGCGACGAGAATGAACATGAAAGGAAGTGATTAAATTGGTGGATATAAAAAAGTCAGTGATTGCAGTCACTGACTCAAACAAACATCGAAATGTTCTACCCAGCTTTCATTGTACTCTAAAAACGATGAAAGTGATAGATGATTTTGATAAAAAATACCAATTCATCAAAGGGTTTTACTTTTTGAATAAAGACGATTTACCAGAGTCTGACAGAACGAAAGTAAAAGTAATGATGGACTTAGCAAAAATGCAAATGGAACAACACAAGGAGAATAACAATGGCTGAATTAGATGAATTAGAACAAGCAGAAGTTACAGAAGATAGATTTATCGTAGATACTCCAGAGAAAGCAGATTGGGCTTTATACAAGCTAAGAGAAACAAATGAAACAATAAATCAAAATAAAAAGTTAGCAGATAAAAATCACGAACGTATTGATGAGTGGCTAGAACGTGAGAACTCTAAAGCTAACGAATCCAAAGAATATTTTGAAGGATTATTGCAAGAATACTTTACAAATGAAAGAACTAAGAATCCTAAGTTCAAATTCAGTAGCCCTAATGGAAAATTATCTTCAAGAAAGCAACAACCTAAATGGATTTACGAAGAAAGTAAATTAGTTGATGTGCTAAAAGATACTGAATTTGTGACAAGCGTTCCTAAATTAGAAAAGGGACTATTTAAAAAATCAGCAAAGAAAGGCTTAGATGGTCTATCAGTTGTTGGAAATAAGGTTGTAAATACTAACACTGGAGAAGTTATTGACGGTGTTCAAATTCAAGAGCAACCAGACAAGATTGTAATCAGTACGGAGGAATAATTTATGACTTATAAAAATGAAGAACTTATGAAACTAGCTGAGAAAGTTAGTCAAGATAGCGTATGGATGTGGAGCAAGGAAAAACCAAAGGAGTGATAAGAATTGCAGATATATTTTGATGGAAAAATACCAGAACAACCACATCAATATTTTGTGTATGGTGCTGGTGGCACAGGGAAAACAAGCCTTTTAAATTTATTCAAAGGGAAAAAATTTCTATTTTCATTCGATATGTCAACTAATGTTGTCCGTGGACGTGAAGATACTGATGTGGCAGTACTTGAAGAATCTGACGCTCCACAAGTTCAACAGCTAGTACTTCAAACAATTATACAAGCAGTTGAGAGCAAGAAATATAAAGTCATTTGCTTGGATAATATGTCAGCATTGCAGAATTTAGTGCTAGAAAATATTGACGGTAAATCTAAAGATGGACGTCAAAACTATCAAAAACTACAACTATGGTTTAGACAACTTGGAATGTATCTGAGAAATAGTGAAATAACTATTCTAGCTACTGCTCATGAAATAGATAACAAGGAAAACTTGAGTAATGGCAGATACAACGCTGATATGAATGATAAGACATTTAACGCTTTTACATCAATGTTTGATTTTGTCGGAAGAATTTACAAAAAAGACGGCAAGCGTTGGATAGATTGCGATCCAGAAACTGGTAATCAAGGCAAAAATAGAATCGATGATAGAACCTTGATACACGCAGAAGATTTATTAAAGAAAGAAACAGAGGTAGAAAAACATGGTTAATTTTACAGTAGATTATAACAACACATTCGGTAAAGCAGTAGAAGAAGCAGGTAGCTATAACGTGAAGATTATGGATAGCTCCACTGCTAAGCAAACCAAAAAAGGCAAGGAAATGGCAGTCTTAAATTATGAAGTGTTAGATGGTAAGTATGCTGGAGCTGCTATCAGATATCACAATATCGTGTGGGACGATAGCACAGAAGAAGCTTTAAGTTTATCTATTAAGAGACTTAACACATTGATGAAAGCTATTGGTGCAGAAGATGGAAAGCAAGTCAATGCAACAATGGAAGCTATTGTTAAGCAATTACATGGCAAGAAACTCAACATTACAGTTGATTGGGAACAAAGTGACTACAACGGCAAGTGGAACTTAGATGTTAAGTCCCAACAAGAATTAAAAGAAAAGAGTGAACCCAATGGAGTGTTTAGACCAAGCAATGGGACTAAAAAAGCAGCTGAAACAAGCACAAATCCATTTGGAAACACTACTCAAAGCAAACAAACAACTTCAAATCCGTTTGAACAAACTACATTGGAAAATACTGATCCATTCGCAAAATCAAAAGACATCAACATTCCAGACGAAGACTTACCATTTTAGAGGTGTAGATGATGGAAAGGTCTAGAGCATATAGATTTTTTCACGATAAAGAAGAATGGATAGCAGTGAAACCAGTAGAGCCGTTGAATCTGGATCACATTGAAACAGTTAGCGGTTCTAAAGATGAGTTTTACATTGACTGGGAACTGGCTGATAGACGAAAGATGAGAGTTAGACAACGCAGGCTATTCTTTGCACTGATTAACGATATAGTACAGTGGTCTGTTATGCCACAAGAGTACGTAAAGGATATGTTCTATCTTCAATATTCTGCATATACAGGCAAAGAGATCAGTCTAGCAGATAATTCTAAGACAAGTGTAAGTGATGTGAACGTGTTAATCGACTTGGTAATTGATTTCATGTTTGAGTGGAACGTTCCTTTTAAAGAAGGCTACAAACAATTGCCACGAGAAGAACAGTACTTTATTTACCAGTGTTGTAGACATAGACGTTGCTTAGTGTGTGGAGATTATGCTGATATTCACCATCTAGATACTGTAGGAATGGGAATGAATCGAGACCATGTAGACCATACACAGAAACATGTAATGCCACTATGTAGGACACATCATGAAAACTATCATCAACTAGGAGCTGAGAAGTTTGCAGAACTCTATCATGTTCCAGTTGATGGAATCAAGTTAGACGTTGAAACGCTTAAGAAGTTAGGTCTCAAAGGAAATTATGAGAGCCAGTAAGCTTACAAACTACCGAAAGGGTGTGAAGCCCTTTAGAAATGGAGGTGCATAAAAATGACAGATAAGCCAAGCTATTACTCTATTCTAACGGCTGACGTCAGATATGACGAAAAATTAAACGCAAGTGAAAAATTATTATTCAGTGAAATTACTGCTTTATCAAATAGATATGGATATTGTACTGCTGGAAATGGATATTTTTCAAAACTATACAATGTTTCAGACAGAAGCGTTACACGTTGGATTAAGCATCTAAAAGAGCTTGGATACTTAAAATATGTACCAATTTATAAAAAAGACTCAAAAGAAGTAGATGAAAGAAGATTATATCCACTTACTAATTCAAAAGAACCCCTAGACAAAAATGTCTATGGGGGTAGACAAAAATGTCCTAGACCCCTAGACAAAAATGTCGAGGATAATATTACAAGTATTAATAATATAAATACTAATAATAAAGAAAACAGTAATAAAGATAATTTTGATTATAAAAAATTTATTGAATGGTTTAATGAATTATCTGATAAGAACTTTAGAAATACTGAAACTAATAGAAAACTAATTAGAGCTAGATTGAATGAAGGATATGCAAAAGAAGATATAGCTAAGGTAGTTAGATTTAAAGTAAATCAATGGAAAGATAATACAAAGATGAATAAGTATCTCAGATTTACAACATTATTCGCACCTACTAATTTTAGTAACTATTTACAAGAAGTTGAAGATAATTCCCCTGAACCACAAAAGAAAAAAGAGAAAAGTTCCGCTAAAAGAGAAAAAAGAAAAGACCCTATCGAAGAAAAGATATATCAATATCAATTATTCCTACAGGAACACCCAGATAATGAAGATGTGAGAAAGGAGCTAGAACAACTTGAACGGAATAGAACTGAGAATAGTGGAGACGTTGCTTAATAAACCAGAATTGATTGATAGTACATACATCAATACAGACTGGTTTACTGAAATTAAGTTAAGAAACATTGTTGAAGCAATGCAAGGACTAGATTTACAAGAGAGAACATTGCTCAACATTTTCACTGAAATGAACAACGATGGCAGTGTTGAGTATAAGCACCTTGTAGATATTCAAAGTGGATTTGTAACAAGTGCTAGTTTTGAAAATGACGTTAAATCTCTACACAAGTTATATGCACAACGTGTACTAGAAACAAGTATGGAGATTTATAAACAATATCCTAAAAAGCAAGAACTTGCTAACTTGTCAGAAGCAATTGCTGAGTTGTCTAAAATTGATGAAGCAGAAGATGACGGAAAACTTGAAGAAGCTATCGAAGAATTACAAGACAGGATAGCTTCTGGAAATCCAGTAGGAATTAAAAGCTTTGAAAAATTAGATAATCTGCTTGCTGGCGGTTTATATGGTTCTATGTTGTTCACTATTGGTGCTAGACCTAGTGTTGGTAAAACGGCTTACGCAGTCAATTTAGCATATCAAATTATGAACAAAGATCCAGAAGTTCAAGTTGATTTCTTTACTTTGGAAATGAACAAAAGAGAAATGCTAAGTCGTTTTATCTCAAGAAGTGCCAATGTGGATAGTCAAAAATTAAAGAACCCTGCTAATGACTTAGATTTGATATTTAGCAAAATGGTAACGGCAGGTATCGATTGGGTTAGAAACCATAAAATAAGGATCTATGACAGGGTTCTAACTCTAGGCGGTATCTTGAGTGTAATTAAAAAGAACGCTGCTAAAGCTAAACCAGACAAGTATGTGGCAATAATTGACTACATCGGTTTAGTTAAAGTGAATGGCAGACAAGATAGATGGTTACAGGTAGGTAAAATCACACGAGAACTCAAGATTATCGCTAACGAATATAACATTCCAGTAATTGCACTAGCTCAATTGAATCGTGGAGTAGAAAGCAGACAAAATAAAGAGCCTTTGCTTTCAGATTTACGTGAATCTGGATCAATTGAGCAAGATAGCAACGTTGTAGCGTTCTTGTATCGTCCAGATGATGAAAACAGAGAGTTAGTCAAGTTATCGATTAGAAAGAATCGTGAAGGCTCATTAGGCGACATCAGTTACTACTTCGATGGCAAATATATGTACTTTAAAGAAACTGACGAGGACACGCAATGAGTTACATGGATTACAACCAATTCAAAGCTATCATGGCTGAGAATGGTTATCAGAAATCTAAGGCGGTTGATGTGTATCTAGACAAAGCGATGCACTACCATAGACTAGCTCAAAAAATCGTTGCTAACACTCAAGATAAAGAGCCAGTAGTTAGGCTCAAAATGGAAAAATTTATCAAAAAGTACGATGACACAAGAGTTGAAGCAGTATGGGACGCTATAAACGTTGCTAAGCTTGAGAAATGTCAAGGTTGGAAATTCATTGAAGATGGCGATGAGTTCATCTTACAACTTCAAATCAAATATCAAGGAAATATGAAACAAGCAACAGAATTTGAACAAAAACAAGTAGAGTTATCCACACTTTATGAACAAGCATACAAGGAGATAAGGCAAAACAATCAACGGTGTTTTTGTAAAGGAAACTGATTTACACAAATAATAAGAATTTTTAAAAGGTGGTAATAAAAATGGCAAGAGTGAAAATTGATTTTAGCATTGATACATTGGCAGAAGGTGCAGGTAAGGAACTAATCGAGCGTGAGTTGAGCGATATTTTTAACAATATCAACGACCCTAACGCTGATCCAACAAAGAAACGTAGCTTAATCGTCAAAGTAGATTTTGTTCCAGATGCAGACTATGACGAGGTTAAAGCGTCAATTAATGTTTCTAGTAAATTAGCTCCAGCAGCACCAGTTACAACCAAGATCATGACTGGACGTGATCTAAACACAGGAATGATTGCAGCTAGTGAACTTAAATCTGGTGTTAAGGGTCAAACTTATATCGATGATAAAGGCGATGTAAGAACTGACACTGGAGAAAAGGTTGAAGATGTTGAGAAAAAGAGTAGCAAAATAATTGATTTACAAGAAAAGAGAGGTTAATAACATGGATTTGACAAAAGAAGCATTGAAATATTTAGCAGAAAATACTATTAAACCTGAAGAAAGAGTAGTAGAAATTGATGGTAGTAATTTTGTGATTGATGAAACTGGTCATTACGACAGAGTTAGACCAAAAGTGTATAACGCTAAAAGTCCACTTGTAATGAGAACATTAACAGGATTAGTCGACTACATCAAATCTAATTTAGAACGTCAAGAATCTAAACTACTTTTACATGTCGAAAAGCCAACTGAAGTAAGTTTATTAGGACTTTTAGCTGAAGATGGTAGTAGAGAATATTTAGCATCTGTTCAAGCGATTGTTCCTGGTTTTTCTTTTAATTCTTTTCTAAATATTGAAGAGTTTAACGTTGCTTTACAATCAACATTCGTTAAAAACAATGATCGTGAAATTTTATTGAAAGTCGTGGGAAATCTCAAAGAAGACAACGTGAAAACAACTGGTGACGATGGTGTAAGTCAAGCAGTTACGATTAAAACAGGAATTGCATCAGCAGCAGATGTAAAAGTTCCTAATCCAGTAACTTTAGCTCCATATCGTACATTTGTCGAAGTCGAGCAACCAGAAAGCAAGTTCATTTTTAGAATGCAAGACGGACCAAGAGGAGCAATTTTTGAAGCTGATGGTGGAGCTTGGAGAAATCAAGCAATCTTAAATATCAAAAAATACTTGGAAAACCAACTTTCAGATGAAATTAAGAATGGGAAAATTACAATTCTAGCTTAGGAGTGTACTTAATGAGTATCAATATCAAATTAGATGAAAAATATTATATCACTGATAATAGTTACAACACGGCTATTTTAGCTAAGAAGTTAGGAATTAATAAAAACGGTAAACATACAGAAAAGAGACGTTATTTTACTGATTTTGGAAGAGCAATTGTAGCATGGGCTAGAGAAACTGGTAAAAGTGGAAAGGAAGTTACAAGTTTTCAAGAAGCCGCTGAAATTTTTGATAAGAAAATAGAAGAAGCTAAGACTGCTATCAATGAATCGTGCAGAATTTCTTACGAAAAAGGTAAGAAAAATGGAAAAGAAGAAATTATCCAAAAGTTTGAAGAAAAACATCACGTTAGAGGAGCGTCAAAATGAACCATATAGCAAAAAAAGTAACGGTTGGTAGTTTTACTTTTGATAGTCAAAAAGAAGCAAATTTCTACCTAAAATTCGTTAAAGAGAGTGGCTATAAGCACGAAGTACACCCTAGCTATGTGATTAAAGATAAAGTTGCTTTAGGTGGTGTGAATTTATCTAGAATCAGCTATACTCCAGATTTTGTAATTTTTGATAATTACGGAAAAATCAAACATGTATATGATGTGAAAACAAGCATTAATACACAATTTGGAGCTGATACTGCTGCCAAGCTGAGATTTAATTTGTTTGCTAGAAAGTACGGTGTTCCTGTTGAAGTAGTAGTACCACGAGCTAATGACTTTAAAATGAAAATCTATGGATTGACTAAAAACGTCAACACAAGACACGAGCGTATCAATCGCAAAGGTAAGCAGATAGTTGAGTTCTATGACGTGATGCAAAGTGTTGATTATGATGTAACGGACTTTATAGGAATTTAAAGGAGACTTAAAAATGGAAAATTAACTATCTTATAGGGGGCTAGAAAATGAGTAAAGTTTATATCGTATCAGATAAAAATCAAAAGCGAATGAAGAATCTCATAGATATTAATATTTTAGAAATCAGAAAAGGTCCAACATTATTTATGACACCTTTTAAAACAAAAGCTATTCAATTAGCAAAACTTTATAAATATAATGCTAACTCAGAAGATGTTGTTATTGATGAATATGAACCACTACATGATATCTTCGTTATCTCAAAATCTTGGACTTTAAAGGAGTTAGAAGATGAAGATAATGAGTAAATTATTAGGTTGGTTAATGATTATTTCAGTTTTTGCAATAGTCATAACATTAGTTTTACAGATATTCTATTTCTTCGATATATTCTTGCTTAAATTGACACTTGCAGAAGCATTTATTGGTATTGTGTCACTTTATTCTAAAGAAAGTATTGATTTAATGATTTTGAAAAAGAAGATTGAAGAAGACGAAAAGAAACTAACGGATAGATTAATAAGCAGATTGGGTGAAGAAAATGAACAAAAATAAAAATACCAAAGCAATGTTAGCAGAACTAAAACAGGAATTTCCAAAAATTTATGAAGTTCCAAATAACGGGCTATACATTATTATTAGCGATGAAATAGGTAACACTTATGAAGATGAGAATTCAAATTTTGATGAAAAAGAAATAGACAAAGTTGATATCATTTATCAAGGTCATAACATTACAGTCTTACCATATTTTATAAACGGTTGTGAAATTCATACTAGATCAGTCAAATACGAAGCTTTAGATGTAATCACTAAAGCTATTGCGATTGTAGGGAAGCATTTGAAAAATATCAACCAAAAGGAGAGCTAGTTATGATGATTATGAATGAAAACATGCTCAATATGCTTAAGGAGCTAGATAGTGAATTTCCAGATGACTTTGGATTACGTGAAGGGCTGAGAATTGACGCTATTGACCTTAAAGATCGTTATGATGATGATATTGATTTTGATGAAGAGTTGCTAGACGAATTGCGAATCTACTACAAAAACAAAACCATACTTATCAAACGATATGACAGAGATAACTGGGAAATCGAAGATGAAGATTATCTTAGATTTTCTGATTTTGAAAAAATTGGAAAAATCCTAAGTATAGTTATGAAACATTTAGGCAGAATCGAGTTAATTTAATTCGGTGTGTAAAAATAGTCTGTTAAAGGAGTGTAAACAATGGAATTGATCGAAGAAATTAAGGAATTAAAAGAGTACAAAGAAAATAATGATTTAACAATCGCAGAATTGGCGAGAAAAATTGAAGCTGATGATACAACGGTTGGTAGATGGCTTAAAGGCGAAGTTGCACCTAACTTTTACTCTTTACACAAAGTACGAAACTTTTTAAATGACATCAAAAATTCAGAAGATTTGAAGCCACTAGAAAATTTTAGAGACAAAGTAACTAGAGAGCGTGAACAAACAAAATCAGACATTAACTATCTAAAACAACGTATCAAGGCTTTAAACGATATTGAAGATTTAGACACGTTAGTAACTGAATTGAACGTTACTACACAACTTGGAAATCTTGTGCGTGATGCTCACAACACACCATTTTAAAAGTATAAACAAAGGAGAAATCGATATGGATTATCAAAAGAAAGTAGACATGAAAGAAGTTAAAGAAATACAGAAACAAGCAACTGAAATATCTAAAATCTTGAAAAAAGAAGGCTATGAAGCAGGAGTAATAGCGTTAGGAAAAGGCACAGGAGTCGCAACTAATGTTTTTGGTAGCAGAAAAGACGTGTTATTTACTGTATACACTATTTTGGAAAATTTGAAAGAAGAAGATAAACTAATGCTTTTAGCTATGATTTTAGGTATCAATTTAGGAGATGAGTAAATGAAGATTAATTTTGATGAAGTTGATTATAAAGAAATGTACAAAGTCGGAAATGTTATCAGAAATTCTGACAATATGCTATTCCTTGTTGCTGAAGGCAGTGAATATGGATATGTACTTGTCAATTTAAGCGAAAATATGGTTACTAGAGCTTATGAAACACTTGAAGAATTGTCTGAAAAATTTGGAGAAGAAGACGACACATTGGTCAACGCAGAAATAAACGTATTGTAGGTAGAGATATGATTACAAAAATATTAGATATTATTATAGCAATTACTCTAATAGGTTTAACTATTGAATTATCATCTTCAAAAGAAAGCATCCCTATTAAAGTTATAGCTTTAATGCTGATATGTATATTTTTAACACTAGATAAAATCTCAAGAAAACTCAGATAGGTGTGAATCAAGATGAATGATGAAGAAATGCATAAAATGTATTTAACACATTTTCTTTATAAGAATGGAATTATCGAGCCAAAACCAGAAGTTAAAAAAGACAAGAAAAGTGACAGTGAAGAAGTAAAGATATTTTTAGTAAATGGAAAAACATTATATTTTAACAATGTTTTAAGCACAAAAGAGCTATACGAAAATGGTAGATCAGTTCTTTTAATCAAGCATTTTGATGAAGAAACAAGTAAAAAGAGAATATCGTGTTTTGATTTAAACAAAGAAAATATTATTGGATACTCAATAGATGATGAGCTTTAGAAAGGTGTTGATAAGTTGTGGATAACAAAGTTACTGCAATAGATAGACTAGCTGAATTAATAAAAGAATATGCTTTTCCGTTAGATCCTTTAGTAGATGTTATATGGCGTATATCTTCGTGGCAAGGGAATACAAACGATGATCCTTACTTGTGGCAACAAGTTAGATATTTAGAGAAACTTGTCAGAAAAGGACATGCAGTAAAGAAAAACAGAAATTAAAAGTGTATAGGCTTAGCGTTTGTAAAAGGACGTTAAGTCATAGGTAGTGATATTACTGATGAGCTGCAAACAACAAAATTTATTAGAAAAGGTAGGTGAGCATTTTCCTTTCCTGTTATTTTATACCGTAGCAATTTAGCGGTATTACTACCGAACCCTACTAATTTTAAACACACAACAGTTACAGACAGTAATTTTGTGAGCAAAAAAATTATGAAAGAAGGTCCAAGCCTTCGTAAATTCTTCGTACATTGTCTGTAACTATCAGCCCTGTATTAGCATGATTTGAGACTATCACACGTTTTGAGAGCGTGGCAGGGCTTAGTGAATCTGGCTATTGTTCACTACTTGAAAGCATAGGAAATAGCTACTAAATAATTGAAAGTGAGAGTAATCTCCTTTAAACATTAATTCAACCTATGCTTTGGCTCTATATCTGCAATTCTTGAGTAGTCACTTATTTTTGAGAGTAAGGTAGAGCATTCTAATCGATTAGAGAAAATATTGTAAGGAGATTTATATGCGTGGTAGTAGCGATACTGCTTATGTAGGTGGTTAAAGTATGATTGAAGTTAGAAATAATAGAGATGATAGTCACATTTATGATTATAAAGGCAAGGTGTTCTTTGATGTTGAAGATCCTTTTGGTTATCAACATCATGAAGTTGAAGTGATAGGTGTTTATGATAGAACTGCATCAGTTCGTGATACTGAAACAAATATGACTTGGACAGTTCGAAAAAATGAATTAGGTCTTAAAGAAAAGAAACAGGCTCATAAGTATCCATATCACTTCAACTACAAAGAATGCAAGCGTAAGTGGAAAGGAAAGCAAGATAAGCTTATCAATACAGTTAAAAGTTATAGTGATAAAGGAGCGTTTGAGCGTGGTTTATAATCCAAGAAAATTATCAGTAGTTATCAACGAGAATATCGGTTATTTGATTGAGAGAGAAAAGATAAACAAACAGTATATCTATAGCAATTTAGGAGTTATGAAGATTGTTCATGATCCTAACGCAAATGTTTCACTGGAGAAACTAGAACAGTTAGCAGACCTACTTAATACTAACGTTCCTAATTTGGTTACAGATTGGGAAAAAGGTTCATATCCAGATGAGTATGAGATGTTTGTAAAAGGATATAAGGCAGGATATGACGACTGCAAAAAAGGTAAGAAGTTCAATCCTAAAGGGTAGATGATTTTATAAAAAAAAGAATAGTGTATAAGAACAAGGATTACTTATATGTCAAAACAAAACGTGTTGGTTTAATAGATAAGGTTAAAACGTATGTATCAATTGAATACACACAAGACTTTGACGGAAAGTACACCTATAATATCTTGCTTAGACATAAGATAACATTACTTGCTAAATTACTTATAAGTCTATGTGTGGTAGTAGGTAGTCTACTTGTCGCTTTAATTAAATTAATATTCCTTGTGCTAAGCTTCGATTTTAAGCAAATAGTTGATTTTAAAAAGCACAAAGAAAATGTTATAAATTTGTACTATATTTTGATAGGTACTTTGGCAACAGAAGATATTGAAGCAACATATACAACATACAAGCGTGTATCTTCGCTTGATGAGTTAGTAGAACTTGTGAAGTCTGCTGTCAGATTTGAGAAGAAAAAAATAAAAGTTTAAGTATATAAGGAGTGGTTAAGATGATGAAGTTAGGAACGGCAGTAACGATTTTAAGTGAAGTATATAAACCTATAAGCCAATGGTCTGATAGTTTAGAGACACCCAGAGACTTACCTAAGAACAAAACGATGCAAGAAGCTTGGTCTGTAGTTGTTAAGTTTCGCAGAAAACACGCAAGGACGCATCGCACCAGTCGTGTTTATCATAGTAAAAACTTTGATAAAATTTTACCACGTAGAGATGAACTCATTGAAGATATCAAAAGTGGTATGACGCTTTGGGAGCTTGATAAAAAGTATGATGTGATTAACATCTATCAGCTATTTACAAGGCTAGATGTTAAGTGGATTTATCAAAGATACGCTTTTCTAAAAAGATGTGTATATGCAATCAAAGATGGTAAAGTTATGGTTTTTGACAACGTTGAAAAGACGTGTAGGCACTTTAAAATTGGTAACACAAATTTTGACAAAAAATACATCAAAAACGGTAAAACACTACAAGGATATAAGCTTTATCGATACAAAGATTTTATAAAAGTTTATTCAGATTATGATGAAGTTTTTGAAAAAATTATCCAGAAAAATAATCTTTAAAAGCATGAATAAAAAGTTCCCCCGTTGTATTATATAGTTACCGATAGTTAACAATTTCTTTTTTTATTTTTAGTTTTCATAACTAAAATCGACTCCTTTTGAGGTTAGTTTTTTATAATTGCAGAGCAGAAGTGCTTTAAGGACTGTAGGGGTTCAAATCTCCACTTCTGCATTTTTCTATGGTAGGTGATTTGGTTGCTCAATATCGATTTTGACAGGACTGTAAAGAATGCGTATAAATTGTTAAATAAGTACAACGATTTAGTGCTACTATCCCACACAGACTACAGTCCAAAAGTTACGGCTTCATATACGCTTGAGATGCACTCTCAAACAAACAAGGTTTCAAAACAAGTTGAAGATATGGTTATGCTACATGTAGATGCAGAGAATGAAGTCTCATGTATCGTCAAAGCTATCAACAAACTTGATACTGAAAACCGTAGACGTTTGTATGACGCTTTTGTGCAAACTGATTTGAACCGCACTGATGTCATGATTAGATATGGAGAAAGCCGTAAATCCTATTATAGAAAGTTAAAAGTTGCCGTTTATAAGTTTGCTTTAGCGTATCAAGGATCAGAGCGATTGATTGAGCAGATTGACGACATCACATCTTAATGCTCATTATGAGTACCTGCTATTAACATATATACTATTATTTTTTTATTCTTCTTAGTTGAGTTCTAGCTTAAAAGTTAGAACTTTTTTGTTTTATATTATACAGTGAATTTAATTGTATAGAGAAACAAAATGGAAACACAAAGGAAACAACTACTATGTTATAATGTAGTATAGATAAATCACGAAGAAGAACTTCAGCACTTTTAACACAAAGTTAAGAGTGCTTTTTTTAATGCAAAAAAATGGTGGTGGTAGTAATTGATAGATATTCAGAAGATTAATGAACTGATTGGAGTAGATGAAAGCTTTAAAGCGTCAGACAAACTATACAAATTACTGATGAGTGATAAAAAGAATGAATTATTTAAATCGTTCTTAGATGTTGAAAATAATCTAACTTACGATTGGTTTACTGATTACTATCAAGAAGAACATTCTGATAGAAAGAAAAATAAACAGGATTTTACACCAGATGGAGTTGTGGAATTAGTTAATCAATTGCTAGGACCATCTAAAGTTATTGCTGATATATGTGCTGGGACTGGTGGATTAACTATCAAGCGTTGGAGTACTAATCGTGATAGTAGTTTTTATTGTGAAGAATTTTCAGATAGAGCAATGCCTTTTCTGTTATTCAATTTAGCAATCAGAAATATTAACGCATACGTATTTCATGGAGATAGCTTGTCTAGGAAAGTGAAACATTTGTATAAGTTATCAGTACAAGAACGATTTAGCAAAATAGAGATAGTAGATGAATTGCCAGAAAATAAAGCTGATACGGTGGTTATGAACCCACCTTATTCTTTTACGTGGCAACCAGATAACAAAATGTTAGAACAAGAACGATTTAAACAGTTCGAAGTATTAGCACCTAAATCTAAAGCTGATTATGCATTTTTATTAGAAGGATATAACAAGCTTTCAGATGATGGAACTATGGCTATCATTCTGCCACATGGTGTGTTGTTCAGAGGACAAGCTGAAGGAAAGATAAGAGAACGTTTAATAGAACTCAATGCATTAGATGCAGTAATAGGATTACCTGCTAAATTATTCCTAAACACTGATATTCCAACAGTTGTATTAATTCTTAAAAAGAAAAGAGAACATAAAAAGATTTTCTTTATTGACGCTGCTAAAGAGTTTGAAAAAGGTAAGAACCATAATTACTTAAAGCAAGAACATGTAGATAAGATTATCAAAGCATACAAGGATCGAAAGAAAATAGATAAGTTTAGCGATGATATATCTAGATATCTTATTGAAGAGAATGAGTTTAATCTAAACATTCCTAGATACATAGATACATTTGAACCTGAAGAAGTTCCATCGCTATACGAGATCACTAAAGAGATGCGAGAGATTGATAAGCAAATTGAAGAAAATTCTATTGAGTTCGGTAACATGCTAGATGATTTGGTTGGAACAACGCCAAGCATGGATAAGGAACTGAAACACTTTACCAAGTATTGGAAAGAAAAGTATAGCAAGGATAGAGAAAGGCAGTTGACACTATGGTAGATTTCAGAACGTACGAGATAGTTAAACTTGAAGATGTTGCTGAGTATGCTAGAGCCAAGCAAGGAAAGACATATCCTGCTGGAACATCTACTCTACAGATATCAGCTACTAGGGGAGGTATTGGCTTTCTCTCTGAGCCAGGATATGTTCACACAAAGAACGTTGCTATTATCCCACAAACCGGAATAGATCCATTGTATTTCAACATTGCGATGCAACGTAACATAGATTTGTTTATGCATAAGTACGCAACTGGTATCAATATTCAAGAACATGAAGTAGGTAAGTTTCCTATTTATCTGCATGACTATGAAACACAGAAAGCAATCGTAGCAATGTTTAGACAATTAGAACATGAGATGGCAGTTGAAAGAGATACAGTTAATGCACTTAAAGATTTAAAGAATAATATGTTGAGTAACATGTTTGTTTAGAAAGGTGGTGGGTGATATGAAATGAAAAATCGGAGAAAATCGGAGGAAATGGGCCCTTTTTATGAGTTAAATAAACTTAAGAGAAAAGCTGTTATTATGCTATTTGAAGATAGTCTAACAGATGAAGAAATTGCAAAAAAACTCCGACGTGTTCCATCTACTTTATATGAATGGAAAAAAGATCCTAAATTCAAAGCTGCACAAGAACAATATAAGAAATTAGTCGTCAAGAAAGACTTTGAAAGTAAAGCATTAAGAGAGTTAGTTAATTTGTTAAATGCTAAATCAGAAATGGTACGATTGCAAACAGCTATTACTATTTTGAAAATGTCAGGTATGATGTCTGATAACAGCACACCAGAGCTAGATAAAGCTAAGGTACGTAAGGCAAACGCAGAAGCAGATATTGCACGTTGGAGGGCTGATGAACTTATTGGCAAAAACAAGGCAGATGATTCTACTGTTTTAGTTGATGATATAGGAGATGCAGAAGATGAGTAAGGTTATTAGAATGACTGAGATGGTCAATCCACACTTCTACAAATTATGGACTACTAAAAAATCATATATCATTGCTAAAGGTGGACGTGGTTCGTTTAAATCATCTGTTATTAGCTTAAAGTTAGTTACATCAGTTAAGAAGTGGACGCAGTTACACAAGAAAGTAAATGTTGTGTGTATTCTGGCCAACAAGTCAGATTTACATGATACAGTTTACAGTCAAATTATGTGGGCTTTAGATATGCTTAATTTAAGTGATGAGTACAATTACTACAAGTCACCATTGAGAATTACACATAAGCTAACCGGTAGTACGTTTTATTTCTATGGTGCTGATAATCCACATAAACTTAAATCTAACAAGGTAGATAATATCATTGCTGTTTGGTTTGAAGAAGCAGCGAATATGAAAGGTGTAGATGTGTTTGATCAATCTATACCTTCTTTTATTAGACAAAAGCCAGATTACGTTGATGATGTAAAAGTTTATTTTTCATACAATCCACCACGTAATCCTTATGAGTGGATAAATGACTGGGTAACTGCTAGAGAAGAAGACCCAGAATATTTTGTTGATACGAGCACTTACTTAGATGATGAATTAGGATTCACAACTGATCAGCAATTAAAACTGATTGAAAGCTATAAAAATAATGATTATGACTATTATCGTTGGTTGTATCTGGGTGAAGTCATTGGACTTGGCACTAATATTTACAACATGGATAATTTCAAAGCATTAAAAGAGTTGCCAAGTGATGATTACATTACAAATTGGTTCTGTGCTATTGATTCTGGCCATGAAGTATCTGCTACTACATTTGGTGCTTATGGATTGACTAGAAAAGGTAATGTAATTTTATTGGATACCTATTATTACAGTCCACAAGGTAAGGAACATAAAAAGCCACCTAGTGAGTTATCTAAAGACTTGTATTCATTCATTAATAAGTTAGCCAAACAATTCAAAAAGCCGGCAACTAAATTAACAATAGATTCTGCTGAAGGTGCTTTAGATAATCAGTTCTACAATGATTACGGAGTACATCTTCATAAAGTAGCAAAATTAAAAAAAGTAGACATGATAGACCGTGTGCAAAATATAGTTGCTCAGGGTCGTTTTTATTATCTGGATACTGAAGCAAATAAGATCTTTATTGAAGAGCATAGAAATTACAGATGGGATGAGAAAACTTTAAATAGTGATGATCCTAAAGTTATCAAAGAAGAAGACCATACATGCGACCAATTTCAGTACTTTGTGCGAGATAATGAACGCTTGCTAGGTTTGAAATATTAAGGTGGTGGAGTGATGTCATTAATTCAACAAATAAAAGATTGGTTTAGGAAAGGAGGTGCCAAGTTAGGAATGGTAAAGAGTTTAACTAACATTACTGATGATGATAGAGTTTCAATTGATCCAATGGAATATGAACGGATAAAGTTGGCCAAGTTGTATTACAAAGATGATTTACCAAAAGTTAAGTATCGTAATTCATACGGTGAATACAGACAACGTCCGTTGAGTTCACTAAACGTTACTAAGTTAGCATCTAAGAAATTAGCGTCAATTATCTTTAATGAACAATGTTCTTTATCGTTAGAAGATGAAACGACAAACGAGTTCATCAATGAAGTAATTCAAAATAATAAGTTCAATATGAGATTTGAGCAACGCTTAGAAACTGCTATTTCATTAGGTGGTTTAGCTGCTAGACCTTATGTTGATGATAATGATGTTATTAGGATAGCTTGGGCTAATGCAGACCAATTCTATCCATTACGTAACAACACTGATGATATTTCTGAATGTGCTTTTGCTAGTCGTACAGTTAGAACTGAGAATGATAGAAATGTTTATTATACGTTGCTTGAGTTCCATGAGTGGGATGACGCTAAAACTTATCACATAACAAATGAGTTATATCGTTCTTATCAATCAGACGTAATTGGAGAACAAGTAGCACTTGAAACTTTATATCCTAATTTAGCACCAGAATTAACCTTTACTGATGTTATTACTAAACCATTATTTGCATATTTCAGAACACCAGGGGCTAATAATAAAAATTTAGATAGTCCGCTTGGTGTTGGTATTGTAGATAATTCTAGGAATGTAATAGATGCTATCAATCGAACTCATGATATGTTTGTACATGAAGTTAGAATGGGAAAACGTAGAATTGCAGTTCCTGCTGAAATGTTGAAACCTACTGGCAATCTGTATGGAAATGAAGTAGACGACGCTCATCCGGTCTTGTTTGATAAGGACGAAGATGTTTATCAAGGTATGTATGGAGATACAGATAAGCTGAGTGTAACTGACTTAACTTCTGATATTCGTTCAACTCAATTTAAAGAGTCAATTGATTACTTCTTACGTGAGTTTGAGCAACAGATTGGTTTTAGTTCTGGTACATTCTCTTATGATGGTCAAGGAGTTAAAACAGCTACTGAAGTTGTCAGTGAAAATTCTGCAACCTACCAAACACGTTCTAGTTACTTAACTCAAGTAGAGTTGTTTTTAAATCAGTTAGTTAATGCAATTCTTGAAGTAGCTAGTGTGGGACAATTCTTTTCTGATGGTAAACCTAGATGGACTGGCAGTGTATCAGATGTTGAGTTGTCTGTACATTTTGATGATGGTGTGTTCATTGATAAAGACAAGCAACGAGCTGATGAGATGCAGTTAGTTGCTGCTGGAATTATGCCAAAGCTTGAATACTTAAAACGTAATTTTGGTTTGAGTGAAGAAGATGCTCAAAAATGGTTAGCTCAAGTTACTAATGAACAACCAGACTTTTCTCAAGGTTCATTTCAAGAGCCAATAGATGGAGATAGTAACGAGGTGTAGTCTATGGATTCAAGACAGAAACTAGACCAAGACACTAATAACATTGCTAATCTATATTCTAATTTAGAAGATAAGATATTTTCTGAGATTATCAAAGTGTTACAACGTGGGCACTATGAAGATGTAACACAAGATAATGTTGTTCAGTGGCAAGCACAGCAATTGTCACAAATGGGAGCATTAACCAAAAGAGTAATTGATTTAATGGCAGACTTTGACGGTATCTCACCTAGTGAAATTGAGACTATCTTAAAACAAGATGGATATGAGATATTAGATGAAGTCAGTCAAGAATTGAAGTACAGTGGCCAAGTTAGTCAGCCAATCAGTGATGAGAGCTTTAACATGCTTGATTCAATGGTTAGACAAACTACAGATACCTTAAACAATACGATTAATCAAACTCTGCTTAGTCGCAATTATGGTGTTAATCCTGTTATGCGAACGTATCAGGAAATTTTAAAACGTTCAACAATTGAAACTGTAACTGGACTTAAAACTCATGATAGAGCAGTCAAGGACGCTATTTACCAACAATTAGATAAAGGTATCGAAGTTATGAGAGATAAGTCTGGACGTGCATGGTCCCTTGAAGGTTATACACGTATGGTACTTACGACAACATCTAATAGGACTTACAATGATTTACGAACTAAACGAATGCAAGAGTTTGACCAAGTTTTATGTTTGATGTCTAGTCATCCTAACAGTCGTGAAGCATGTGCTTATATTCAAGGTAAAGTAGTCAACATTGTTCCAACTGATGATCCTAATTACAATGACAAGTATGATTCTATCTATAATCATGGTTATGGTGAACCTGCTGGAACATTAGGAATTAACTGCAGACACAAATTATTTCCATTTACTCCAGGCGTCAACGTGAATAACATGACCCAGTATAATCCTAAAGAAGCAATTAGGAATGGTAATTTACGTCAAAAGCAACGCTACTATGAACGCTCAATCAGAGACGCTAAAAAACGTTTAAAAATTGCCGAAGAATTAGAAGACGAACAAATGATAACTCGTACCAAAACACTAATTTCAGCACGTCAAAAGAAGTTAAGAGCGTACATCAAGGAAACTAATAAGATGTATGGTAACAAGCGTAATGTTTTGACTAGAGATTATGATAGAGAGCAAATAACTTATAGAAAGAAAAAGCTTGATCAAAGTGATAAAACAGAATCTCAAAAACATGTAGAAGCTAAAATAAAGAGTGGTCAATGGGGAACTAAGATTAATCCAGAAAAACAAGCACCACATATGGAATCTACAAAATTAGAAGGTAAGAGTTATTTATATGATAACGAAGATCCACAAGAATTATTAGATAAGTATGCTGGTAAAGGAAAACTTGAAAAAACTAGAAAAGGTGAATGGACTACAAAAGAAGTTGTAAAAGTTGATCACAAAATAGGCGTAGATTATAATACAGGTAAAGAAGCAGAATGGATTAAAATTCATCATTCAAAAAAACGTACGCATATTGTTCCTCATATTCCTAAAGGAGATGATACTCATGTATAAAAAATTTTGGGGGAAAAATGTTGAAATAATAGATATTGATGGTAGAAAATGGATAGGCTATGTAGTAGGAATTGAGTCTCCTGCTGATTCAGATGATGATCAATGGTGGTTAGATGTAGAAGTGCCTGATCCGGGTTTTGAAACAGGTTTAGCAATATCAGAAAGTGAAATAAAACATATAAAAATTATTTAACATTCCGACCTGAGTAAGTCGTTAAACTGCTTTTTTTGTATGCAATCAATCAGCGTGGAGCGTTCCACGTAAAATAAAAACGATAGGAGAGATTGACATGAAACGTGAAGATTTGAAAAATTTAGGTTTGACTGATGAACAGATTGAAAAAGTAATGGCTGAACACGGTAAAGATATAACCAGTTTACAAGAAAAAGTAAATGGTTTAACTAATGAACGTGACGGTTTGAAATCACAACTTGATGAACGAGATCAACAGTTAGTTGATTTACAAAAGAATTCTAAAAACGTTGATGATTTAAACGAACAAATCAAACAATTACAATCTGACAATAAGAAAGCTAATGAAGAATGGCAAAATAAATTAGCTACTCAAACTAAAAATTTTAAAATCGAAACAGCATTACGTGAAGCAAAAGCTAAGAACGTAAAGGCAGTTTTACCATTTATTGACACAGAAAAAGTAACCGTTGATGGAGATAGTTTGAAAGGACTAGATGACCAAATTAAAGCTATCCAACAAAGTGATAGTTACTTATTTGAAGAAGGCAAACCAGAACCAAAGATTAACATTGGCGGTAAGTTTAATAATGGTGAAAACGGTGCTGATGGTAAAGTTGATCCAGTAGTTTCTAGCATTGCAGCACGCATGAAATCAATTTAGAAAGGATATGATATCACATGACAGTAGTATTAGATCAAAAAGATTTATTAAAGATTGATGAAGAGTTTGGAGCAGATTCTCAACTCTGGCAACCATTACAAGGCGGTGCTAAGTCTATCACAGCTGCAGACTTTACAGGAGTTAAGACAGT